GGAGTGATTGTTTGCATCCAGGACGGCTCAGGGAGCAGAACTTTAAGTCTTGGCAGTCAGTATAAAACTGTTGGGGATGCGGGTATTACTCTCAGTACGGCCGCCAATGCTGTAGACATAATTCCTTACTTTGTCTCTGCTGCTGACTCGATATTGATCGGTGCAGTTCAACTAGCACTGTCTGGGGCTTAGCCGCTAATGACTATGTTTAGTTCACAGTGGTTTGGCGGCGCTGCCAAAACTGCCGTAGCTTATTCGTTTACGGATTCCGAAATCCAAGCGGCGAACGCAACTATATTCACATTCAGTTCTATGGCATTTGGTGCTGCCGACGGTTCACGAATTATAGCTGTTACAGTCTCTGCTGGGTTTTCAAATGTCCACGGTACGATCTCTAGTGTTACTATTGGAGGTGTCACTGCGACTATTATAGTCCAAGGCACCAACCAAGAGGGAGGTACTTCTTCTATTGATACCTCAACTACTGGTATTGTTGCTGCTGCGGTTCCAACTGGCACTTCAGGAGATGTAGTTGTCACTCTGAGTAGAAGTACTAACTCTTCAAACCGTGGTTGTGGAATAGGAGTTTACCGTCTGACTGGGCCTGGTGTAGTTGCTGCTAATGATACAGCAACCGCTGGCATCAATAGCTGTTCAAGTCAAACATTGACGGTTTCGGTAGATACAGAAGAAGATGGTGCAGCTATTGCCTGTTCCTGTGGTAGCAGTAGTTCGGGATCAGAGACTTGGACAGGTCTGACTGAAAATAACAGAGGTGATGCTGGTGCAGCCGTTAATTCGACTGCTGGTGCTGCCACAACTAGTGATGAATCTCCTCGTACAATATCTGTTGCAACAGGTTCGTATTGTAACCAATCGGCTGCATGTGCATCGTGGGTTCCAGCGTGATGACTAGGAGATATCTAAATGTTTAAAACAGCAGACGGTCAAATTATCCAAGCTGGGAAATCTTGGACCGATGCGAATGGGATAACTCATCCAAGCAATTGGCAAATTTGGACTGCGGAATACAAGGAGTCGATGGGTCTTACTGAGTTCACACCAGAACCGCAACCTGACAACAGATTCTACACATGGACGCAGAACGAAGATTTAACCTACAACAAGACTGAAAAAAGTCTTGATAGTTTAAAAACTATTTGGATTGCAGAGACGAAAAACAGAGCGCGTGCTTTACTTTTCGAGTCGGATTGGCAAGTAGTAGCCAAGGCTGAGCGGGATCGAGATATTGACGAGGCGGTAGCAACATACCGCGCTGATGTAATTAGTGCCTGTACCACAATCGAGGGAGCTATCATAGGTGCAGCAGATATGTCTGCCTTCAAAGTTCTGTTTGATACTCCGGTAGGTGGAAACGCACCAATACACGATTGGCCCGAACAAGGGGGTACAGACTAATGGCCTCTACATTCACAACTAACTTCGGCTTTGAAGCTGTTGCCACAGGCGACCAAGCGGGTACGTGGGGGACAACCACCAATTTCAATCTCGACATTCTGGATCGTATTGCCTCTTACAAGGCCGTTACCTTATCGGATGCGTCTACGGCGACCCTAACGGTTCGAGAAGCGTCCCCAGGAGAAGCCACTGAAAATCTACAAGACGGAATGTTCCGTGTAATTAAGTTCACGGGTGCTTTAAGTCAACTCTGTACTATTACGATTGCTCCTAATACTACCAAAGCATGGTTTATTTTTGAGAATGCAACCACGGACGCTGGTTCCAGTGGTCCTTATTCCATTGTTTTTAGCCAAGGCTCTGGCGCAGATGTTACGTTACAAAACGGCAAGAATGTAATTGTCTATTGCGACGGGGCTGGGAGTGGAGCCGTCGTTGCGAACGCTCTTTCTGATATTCAAGTAACTACCCTGGAAGTAACAGGAACCTCTGCTTTGGACGGAGCGGTGACTTCTTCTGCCGGTATTACGACAGCAAAAGAGGACAGTGGCACGAATACAGTGCTAAATCCTCTTATTGTAAAAAGAACGAGTAGTGGCACACCAGCCGCTGGAATTGGTACGGGCATTGAATTTACGACGGAAACCGCTGCGGGTAACAATGAAATAGGGCATACCATTCAATCCGTCACCACTGACGTTTCCTCTGGGGGGGAAGATTTTGACTTGGTTATTAATACCATGGTCGGTGGTGCGACAGCCGCTGAGAAAGCTCGTCTTACGAGCGCGGGTGTATGGACCGTGGACTCCATTACTTCTTTAGCCACAAACGGCGATCTTACCCTGGCTGGCAACGGCACAGGGGTCCCGGATCTGGAATCTGGGTTCAAGGTAAACGGCTCTGCTGGAGTACCGACTGCTTCTATTCAAGACAACGCGGTAACCATAGCCAAGATGGCTGGATTAGCCAGAGGTTCTATTATTTCCGGGGACAGCAGCGGAGATCCTGCGGCATTAGCTGTTGGATCCGCGAACACGGTTCTTCAATCTGATGGAACAGATGCTTCCTATGGAACGGTAGCTACCGCCATGATTGCGGATGATGCCGTAACCTTGGCAAAGGTGGCGGATGATGCGGTGGGAGTAGCCCAACTAAGTGCGACAGGTACGGCCTCTTCGAGCGTTTTCTTGCGAGGCGACAATGCTTGGGCGGCGGCAGCGGATAACTTTGCTTCTTCTCTTTTGCATATACGAGATGAAAAAGCAGATGGAACTGTTGCTCAAAGTCTTAGTAGCGGAAGTTGGACCAAACGAGAGCTAAACACTGTAAAAACTAATGAGATAACGGGAGCTTCTGTTTCTTCCAGTACCATGACTATCCCTGCTGGAAGTTACTATATTTCTTGTTCTGCCCCCGCTGACTCATGCGATCTTCATAAGTTACGATTACAGAATACCACAGATGGAACTACTTTACTCGTTGGTGTGAATGCAGATGACGGGGGTCTAAATACTACTTTAGCAACTATGGATGGACGCTTCACGCTTTCAGGGTCTAAGTCCGTTGAGTTGCAACATCGTGTAAGCACCAGTGGCACGGGTGGTGTAGCCTGTACTTTTGGTGTTGTTGAAGTATACGCGGATGTACAGATTTGGAAGATCTAAATGCCGTTAACCAAGATTACTTTTGTTCCGGGGGTTAACAAAGAGGCTACTTCCTATGCCAGTGAAAACGGATGGTTTAACTCGAACCTTATTCGTTTTCGCAAAGGTCGCCCTGAAAAGATGGGGGGCTGGACCCGACTTAGCTCCGATACAATAGAAGGCACTCCACGATCTCTGCACATATGGTCGGCGCTCGATGGGGCTAACTATATGGGGGTAGGTACAGACAGCAAATTCTATGTGGAGGAAGGTGGTGCGTATAACGACGTAACCCCGGTTCGTAGAACTGCAACGCTTGCCAGTAATCCCTTTACAACGGGGGATGCAGGAAGTGCCGTAGTAACCGTTACAGATCCCGGCCATGGAGCGGTAACCAATGACTTTGTGACCTTTTCCGGTGCAACTACGACAGATGGAATTACTGCTGCTCAACTGAATACCGAGCACCAGATCACGATTATAGACGCCAACAGTTACACTATTACTACGGCTGGTTCCGCTTCTTCCGGGGACACAGCAGGAGGGGGAACCCCAACGGCTATTTACCAGATCAACTCTGGTTTGACGGTCAGTGTAGGAGGTATTGGTTTTGGTGCCGGTCTTTTTGGTGGCCCAACTTCTACTTATTCCCAGACCACGCTCAATGGTCTTATTTCAGATTCCGCTACCTCTATTATTCTTACAAGTGCAACAGATTTTGAAACCGCTGCCAGCACACTTAGTGCCAACGTCACTCTTACCAGTGACTCGATTTCTCTTGCCTCCGGTAGTGCGTTCCCGGACAAAGGAACCATTCTTGTTGGAAGTGAGAAGATACGATACGGAACGAAGACCGATAACGTATTGAGTGACTTAACTCGAAACACCGATGGCACCACTATCGCAACCCATAGCAGCAGTGCTGCTGTTACGTTTGTGGGTCTGATCCAGATCGAAGATGAGTTAATCCAGTATACGGGGAAAACTTCCCAGACGCTGGATGCGGGAGTGGTGAGAGGAGTTCGAGGAACTACGGCAGCGGCTCACTCTGATGCCACGATTGTTAAAGAAGCGAACGACTTCACCACTTTTGGTGGAGCTACTGCCAGTACGTCCACTTTGCAGTTGAGGCTTTGGTCACAGGACAACTGGGGGGAAGACCTTGCCTTTTGCCCCGTAGACAGTACTCCTTACTATTGGGACAAGACCTTGGGGTTAGGTGCTCGTGCTACTACTTTTGCATCCCAGACGGGTGCTTCTGATGCACCCACTATCACCCATCAGATCATGGTTTCAGGTGCAGACAGACATGTAGTTGCGCTTGGCTGCAATGCTCTGGGAGAAACTACTCAAGATTTGTTGATGGTTCGCTGGTCAGATCAGGAGTCTCCTTTTGATTGGACTCCTACGGCTACCAACACATCAGGAAGCCAACGTCTGTCTACAGGGTCCGAGATTATAGCGGCCCAAAAAACAAGACAGGAAATTCTAATCTGGACCGACGTGTCCCTCTACAGCATGAGGTTTACCGGCCCACCCTTTACGTTTGGGTTTGCACTGGTGTCCAACAACATCTCCGCCATCTCTCCCAATGCCGTGGTTGCCATAGGGGACCGTATCTTCTGGATGGACCGCGAGAACTTCTACACCTACACGGGACGTGCCGAAGTGATCCCATGCACGGTACTGCGGTACATCTTCGATGACATCAATCTGGCGCAAAGCCGTAAGTTCTTTGCTGGGGCCAACCGCATGTTCAACGAGATCTTTTTCTTTTATGTGTCCTCCGATGCCACGGAAATAGACCGCTATGCCAAGTTCAACTACACCGAAAATACATGGGATATTGGTACACTGTCGCGTACCGCATGGGTGGACTTTGGTATTCACGACAATCCCAGAGGAGCGGGGGCCGTGAGTTCCGTTGAATACATCTATAACCATGAGAACACAGAGAACGATGACGGAAGCGCGATGGAATCCTTTATCGAGTCTGCCGATTTCGATATCGGAGATGGCAACGAGTTCCTGTTTGTCAGCAAACTTATTCCAGATGTCGTAGTAACGGGAACAGATGCCGAGGTTGGTTATGTTATCAAAACAAGGGCCTTCCCTGGTGACAGTCTGGTAACCGAAGCTTCTGCGACTATCACTGCCACTACCCAACAGTCCGATATCCGTTGCCGTGGAAGAAGTGCTACCCTTCGCGTATCCAGCGCCAAGACAGACACCTCGTGGACTTTGGGTGATACACGCCTCTCTGTCCGTCCAG